AGGTAAAAAAGATTTGGCTATGATGTTCCGTGAGAACATTAAAATGGGAAGATCCTATGCTGAAATGTCTGGTGCTGCTTTAGGATTTTTACGAAAAAATTTACCCAAGGGTGTCGATTTACAATCTGTCAGTATGTCATACGAAGATGCAACAAGCATTACAAAAAAACCAACAAGAAAACCTCCTAAAGACGATGCTGATGTTCTTAAATTTCCTGAAGTTGCTGATAAATTCTATCAAAGAGAACTTGGTGGTTCATGGAAAACCAAATTGATGGTAGGAAAAATAGGAAATTCTATACAATAAAATTTATTCATCTGTAATTAAAAAAAATGAAAAAACAAGTAAAGAAAAGAAATGGCGAAATAGTACTGTTCAATCCTGCAAATATTGTAGTGGCCATAGAAAAATCTATGAGTTCTATAGGTAATGTCTGGACGAGTTTAGCAATAGAAGTTGCCGAAAATGTAGAAGAAAAATTATGGATAAATAAGGATTCTTACTATATACCTACTGTAGATACCATACATGATTTTGTCGAGAAAGAACTCATGAGAAGTGATTTATCAGACGTAGCAAAGTCTTATATTATATACAGGAATCAAAATAAACCGGATATATTCAGGAAAAGAACAAACTTAAAACCATACGAATATCCAGAGCTTGAAGAATATGTGAACTCAATTCGGCATTCTTATTGGATTCATGATGAGTTTAATTACACATCAGATATACAAGATATAAATGTTAGTTTGACTGCATCAGAAAGACAAGCAGTTGTTCGTGCTATGTTAGCAATTTCACAGATTGAAGTATCGGTAAAAACATTCTGGGGTAAAATATACGACAGAATGCCAAAACCAGAAATAGGTTCTGTCGGTGCTACATTTTCAGAATCTGAGGTTCGCCATGCGGATGCCTATTCCAATTTGATTAAACTTCTAGGTCTAAATGACGAGTTCGAGGAACTATTAGATGTTCCTGCTATCAGAAGAAGAATAAAATATCTTGAGCGTGCTATAACCAATTCTAAACTAGTAGATAATAAGGAATATTTTGAATCTATTATTCTATTCTCTATTTTTGTCGAGAATGTTTCTTTGTTTAGTCAATTTCTTGTTATTATGGCTTTTAATAAGCATAAGAATTACCTGAAAGGTATGTCGAACGTAGTCGAAGCAACATCAAAAGAAGAACAAATTCATGCTGATTTTGGCTTTGATTTAATTAATACCATAAAGAAAGAAAACCCAGATTGGTGGACTACTAGATTACAAGAAGAAATTAAGGATGCTTGTTTGGAAGCCTATGATGCTGAATTAGGTATTATTGACTGGATTTTTGAATCTGGAGATTTAGATTTTCTTTCTAAAAAAGAAACAATAGCATTTATCGAAAATAGGTTTAATACTTCTATGAAACAAATAGGAATAACTCCACAATTTACACCAAACGCCCAAGACCTATTGAACACAGAATGGTTTGATGATGAAGTAATGGTTACTAAACATACAGATTTTTTCAACAAGAGAAGCATAAATTACACAAAACGTCAGAAGTCAATAACAAAAGACGATTTATTTTAACAACATAACACAAAAAAATGACAAATAGAAAAAAGTTCGACTGGGTAACGCCCGATACCATTAAGTTTCTTGAGCGGGGTTATCTAAGCGAAGGAGAAGATGTTTCTCAGCGAATAAAAAGCATTGCTATTCGTGCAGAAAACCTTAGTGGAATTCCTAATTTTGCCGATACCTTTTATGAAAATATGGGCAAAGGTTGGTATTCACTATCATCTCCGGTATGGGCAAATTATGGCAAACAGAGAGGGCTTCCTGTTTCATGTTTCGGTTCCTATGTCGGCGACTCGATTGAATCAATTTTATTCGGTCAAACAGAAGTAGGCGAAATGTCAAAAATGGGTGGTGGCACTTCTGGATATTTTGGAGATATTAGACCTAGAGGATCTCAGGTAACAGATAACGGCCAAGCGCCTGGTTCGGTTCATTTTATGAACCTTTATGAATCTGTAGTCGATAATATTTCGCAGGGAAATACAAGAAGAGGCAGATTTTCTCCTTACTTACCGATCGAGCATCCAGATATAGAAGAATTCTTAAAGATTGGTACAGAAGGGTTTCCTATTCAAGACTTAACTCACGCAGTTACAGTTTCGGATGATTTTATGGAAAAAATGATAGAAGGAGATTCAGCAAAAAGAGCAATCTGGGCCAAGGTAATACAAAGAAGATCTGAAATTGGCTATCCTTATATTATGTTCTCAGATACCATGAACTCTATGGCACCTGATGCGTATCAAGATAAAGACATGAAAATTTATGCTTCTAACCTCTGTTCTGAAATAGCACTTTCGTCTAACGAAAATGAGTCTTTTGTGTGTGTACTAAGTTCAATGAATTTACTTCATTTTGAAGAGTGGAAAACTACAAACGCAGTTGAAATTCTTACTATTTTTCTAGATACAGTCGTAACTGAATTTCTCGAGAAACTAGAAGAAAAAAGAGATAGCGAAAATATAGCAGACAGACGAGCATTCTATTTCATGGAAAGAGCTTATACATTTGCAAAAAATCAAAGGGCTTTGGGTTTAGGTGTTCTTGGTTGGCACTCTTTTTTACAATCTAAAATGATTCCATTTGATTCAAAAGAAGCATCTGATCTGAACGTTGAAGTTTTTCAATTTATACAAACACAATCGGTAAAGGCATCTGTATCTATGGCAAAAACTCTAGGAGAACCTGAGTTGTTAAAATCTTATGGTCGCCGAAATGTAACATTAAATGCTATAGCGCCTACTGTATCATCGGCATTCATATTAGGTCAGGTATCACAATCTATAGAACCTATTTGGTCTAACTGTTATGTTAAAGATTTAGCAAAAGCAAAGGTTACAGTCAAGAATCCTATGTTGTTAGAATTGCTTAAAACAAAGGATCTTAACACTAAAGAAGTATGGGATTCAATTAAAAAATATGATGGTTCTGTTCAGCATCTAGACTTTTTAACTATACATGAAAAAAATGTATTTAAGACTTTTGCTGAAATTTCACAAATGACTATAATAAATCAAGCAGGCGTTAGACAAAACTTCATAGACCAAGCACAATCATTGAACCTTATGGTTTCTCCATCCATGTCAGTAAAAGATGTCAATAAGTTAATAATTAGTGCATGGGAATCTGGTGTAAAAACTCTTTACTATCAACATTCAATAAACTCGGCACAAGAAAAAGCCAGGAAAAAAATGCAAATAGATGATTTATACTGTTCGAGCTGTGAAGGTTAATATGGTTACATTAAAAAAATACTACGGAAAAACTTGCGCCCCTTGTCTATCATTGGGGCGCATTTTAGGTAAGGTCCAAAAGACTAGAGAATTTGAGATAGAATCTATAGAAATAGAGGATAAACCTATGCTAGCGGATTACGCAAACATTAAAAAAATACCCACTATAATAGTAGAAAAAAATGAGGTTGAAGTTTTTCGTTTCTCTGGAGTTAAATCTTCAAAAGAAATAGAAAAAATTATTGATACTTATTCCTAAAATTACTATGGAATTGGCTATAAAATAAAAGAATACGTGTGGTTATAAATATAAAAAAAACTACACATGATTATAGCAGGAATTGATTATTCGATGAGTTGTCCGGCAATGTTTATAGGAAATTCTGATGAGTTTTCATTCAAAAACGGACACTCATTTTTTTTAACCGCTAAGGCAAAAGATGTAAATACCTATCAAAATATAAGAGGGGATTTAATAAAACCCTGGAGTACTGCTCAGGAAAGGTATAATCACATATCCGAACATTTTACTAAATTATGTAAAGACTACAATGTGGAACAAATTATGATTGAAGGTTATTCGATGGGTTCTAGAGGTAAAGTTTTTAATATTGCTGAAAATGGAGGACTTTTAAAACATAAATTATGGAAAGCTGGATATATCATAAATGAGGTTCCTCCTACTTCACTAAAAAAATACGCCACAGGTAAAGGTAATTCTGGGAAAGATATTATGTATAATTTTTTCACGAAAGAATCTGGGTTAAATCTAGAAAATTTGCTTGGTAAAAAATGTATAAATAATCCTATATCTGATATAGTAGACTCATATTTCATAGCAAAATATTTAATTAATGTACAAGTTTAAAGAATTTATTTTATTTGAGAAAACCTTTTTTAAGAAACTCATGTTAGAAAAATTTAATATGAATGAATCCGAAAGGTTCGTTTATGTTATGGTTTTATCTGAAACACATAAGCTAATTATAAAAAAATCTAAAGTTTTAAACTCATATATGTATGAGCCTCAAATTTACGAAGATTGTGGGAATGGTTACATACAAGACCAAAAGTTTCCTGCCTTCGCATTAGCAGAAATACCACAACATTATGAGTTACTAGAAGAATTTTTGACTGATATAGGAACCACAGACAACCTAATACAGCATGCTAATAACATAAAAGCAAAAATTTATAACTAGTGGTTGACACTCAATAGACTTATGTTTATATTGATAAATAAACAAAACAACAATCAAAAAATCTTATGACCGAATATAAACTCACAGACGAATCTATTAAAGTTGATGGTAAAACCCTCTACCGAATAGAACTAACAAAAAACCACATGGTCCACGGCCGTGAAGGTACAAAAGGCGGATTCATTGAATCAGAAAAGAACCTTACCAAAAATGCTTTTGTCTATGATAGCGCAAAAGTCTATGGAAAGGCTGTAGTTACTAATAATGCTAAGGTTTCTGGAAAGGCTGAGGTCTTTGATAATGCTATAATCTATGAAAATGCTAAGATCTCCGAAAATGCCCAGGTCTATGGAAATGCTCGAATCTCTGGAAAGGCTAAGGTCTACGGAAAGGCTAGGATCTTTGAATATGCTTTTATAGCTGGAGATGCTAAGGTCGCTGGAAATACTTTTGTCCATGGAAATGCTCAGGTCTCTGGGAATGCTGAAATCTCTGGGAGTGCTAATGTCTCTGATAATGCTAATGTCTCCGAAAAGTCTCAGATCTCTGGAAATGCTCAGGTCTCTGAAAATGCTCAGATCTCTGGGGATGCTAGGGTTTTAGGTAATTCTCAGGTCTCTGGAAATGCAAAGGTTCAAGAAAAGGCTTTTATCACTAATAATGCTATGGTCTCTGGAAAAGCTGAGATTTCAGGAAAGGCTATAATCTATGAAGATGCTAAAATCTCTGAAAGTGCTCAGGTCTATGGAAATGCTCGAATCTCTGGAAAGGCTAATGTCTCCGAAAAGGCTAAGATCTATGACTATGCTTTTGTAGCTGGAGATGCTAAGGTCGCTGGAAATGCTCGAATCTCTGGAAATGCTAATGTCTCTGGAAAGGCTAGGGTTTTTGGAAATGCTAATGTCTCTGGAAATACTAATGTCTCTGGAAACGATAAGGTTTTTTAAGGTCTGTTTATAAGTAAATTCAATGTTTGAAAAACCTAAGACTGATACTCTTAGGTTTTTTTTATTTTCACGGACCTATTGACACTCAATAGACTTATGTTTATATTGTTTAATAACAAAAACAAACATTGATAAATAAGTAAAACAACAATCAAAAAAAAATCTTATGACCGAATATAAACTTACAGACGAATCTATTAAAGTTGATGGTAAAACCCTCTACCGAATAGAACTAACAAAAAACCACATGGTCCACGGCAGCGAAGGTACAAAAGGTGGTTACATTGAATCCACTAAGAACCTTACTGGAAATGCTTTTGTCTATGATAATGCAAAAGTCTATGGAAAGGCTGTAGTTACTGATAAGGCTAGGGTTTTTGGAAAGGCAACG